GTCAGTGCGCCCGGTGTAAGTGATGATCTCCCACTTGGTAGGTGCAGACATATCATCCTGTAACACCAGGACACCACCGTCAGCCGGTGGATCGTTGTAAGGAGCAACTGCCTTGACCACCTGAATGGTAGTGGCTGCAACCGCTACTGCCGCATTAATGGTTGCCTTAACATTATTTTCGTATGACATATTAGATATCCTTGACCTTCACTTTGAAGTTGTGCTCTTTAACTCGACCTGACACCATCGTCATGACCACCGACAACTTATACGTAACAGCATCAGTTCCGTTCTCAACCCAGATCTGCGGATAGTTCGTATTCCCTCCGGCAACCTCTGCGAGCAATCCATTGGCAGTGACAGATAACCCCAGCGCACCGTCATCAATAGACACTTTTGTATCCGTAATAGAGTCACCAGACACCATCCAGGTTGATGTCTTTACTCCGTAATCCAATCTCTCTGTTGGCTGCTTTCTAAAGGTATCCATGATCTCTCCTAACTGATCGTCACTCTGTCTTCTTCATTCATTTGGGTGACGCGAACCTCTGACTCCATAACCATGATTCGATCAAGAGGGATAAAGTCTGGAGAGTAATCAATGATTCTCCCCGTTATCGTTACAATCGATACAGCCTCAATCCCAAGCTCAGTCAGAACTTGTGTTGTCTTGTGGCCACTTGAGAACGTCTCTGCAGTAGCAGTAAATGCACTAACGCCTGACGCAGCAACAGCTCCATCAGCTACGCAATCTGCATTAGTGGTAATGGCTGCCGCCGCGCTGCGAACAGCTCCGGCAGTAGCGTCAAATGTTGGTGTGCCTGAGACCGCTATAGCTCCCCCGGCCCTCACGGCTTTCCCGGTAAATGTAACCGTAGTTCCTGCCGCTGCAGCGAAGTTGGCATAGATGAGGGATAAGACATGGCCGCTTGCAGACATGTCAGCACTTGCGGTTATCGCAACAGTGCCACCCTCGAGGGTAACTATCGGATCAACGCCCATGCTCGCAGAAGATGACAGAGCTATCGCTGACTTCTTATGTGCCTTGGCTACGAAGTTGCAGTTCACTGTTGCGGCCATAGTGAGCGCTGGATTAGCGAGTAATGTAGCTGAGGCAGTAAACGTGCTGCTTGCTCCAAAGCCTGTAGCCAAGAAGTAGCTAACCTTCGGAGACAGTGTGACATCAGCAGCCGCAGACAGAGCCACCGAACCACGTCTATTTACACTTGCTGAAGCTGTCATGCCTGCAGTGCCGGCAGCAATCACCTCACCGCTCAATGGCAGGAGAGGAGTCATTCCACCGTATCCGTCAAACAGAGCAGACACATGACCCACTCTAGCTGGAACACCAAGCCCCAGGTCTGCAGTACCATCCATTACAGCTGCGCCAGAGCGCACGACTGACGCCCAAGCTGATACTGTAGCTGCTCCAGTCATCTGGCACACGGCCGGATTAATAACCCGCCCGACTCCAACCATTGCCCCAGTTGCAGTAGCCGCAGCAGATGATCTCTTCACCCCAGAACCATTCGCCACTACTGTCGCTGCGGCCATCATATTCATAATGACTGCGTTGGTAATGCGCGGCTGAACAGTTATCTCTGCGCTTGCAGTGATATGGGCAACTGCCTTCTTGTATTCAATGCCTGTTGGGGCAAACAACGCTACCGCATCAAAGCTCGACTGAGCCTTAATCGTTGCCGCAGCGTTTGCCGTAAAGTCTGCAGTCGTTGTGACCGCTGCCTGAGCTACTCGTAATACAGAGCCGCTTACCGTAAACCCACCAGAAGCTAATGCAGACAGAGAACCGGCTGCACCTTTTGAAGCGGTCACTGTGACTGAAGCAGCGCCGTCAGGGTGGGCCGCCCCGTGGAGCCTCTTGGTTCCGTTTGCCACTACGGATGCCCCGGCCGTCATTGCAGCCGTGGCCGTCAGAGCACCCACTGTTACAGCCGACAATGTAGCGACACCACTAAAGGCCGCTGTGCCGTGCTGTATCTTGGTTGGCGTAGCAACGACAGTCGCACCCGAGGCCAAACTAACCACCCCTGCTCTAGCCGCTACGCCGTTAGCAGCGACAGAAGCAAAGCATGAGGGTTGAGCTATACCATAAAGGATCTTGTGCCCGTCAGCAGCCATTGAGGCCGTACTGGCCGCGCTAACAGATCCCTTTGACTCCTGGTTCGCACTGGCAGTCATTGTAGCTGTGCCAGCAAACGTCAGAAGCGCATGTGAAACCTTTGCGCCATCTACGGTAACCGCCGCAGACGATGCAGCATCTACCACACCACCTCTATTACAGTGTGCAGTAAATGTCGCTGATGCAGACCCGGAAGGGTGAACAGCACCAGCTCGAATTATTGAAGCACCAACTACCACCGAAGCAGCAGATGCAATGCTCGCAGATCCATTTGTAGATCTTCCACCTGTAGCCACTACTGTGGCTGCAGACGTAAAGCCTACAGAACCTGTTGTAACCCGCCCCCCACTCGCAACCATAGATGCAACTACAGCAGCATGGGCAACCCCATTATGTACTGTAGAAGCGCTCCCGGCGGCATAGCCACCAAGAATGCCGGATGCAAGTGGAGTTAAGATCATTAGTCTAGCGTCACGCTCAGATCGCCCGGATCAAAGGTGAGCGAGTCACCAACATCCAAAGTCTTATTCGCAGCCAGGCCACTCCAGAACAACATATTGCCAGCAGCGTCAAAGAACGCAGCGCCAGTGATAATGTTCTGAGACTGAACGATAGCTGGGAAAGACGCCGAGCCAGAGTTAGAGACCACACCACCAGACACTGCACCAAGGGTGACAGTCTGACGTGCGTAACCACTATCAGCACACTCAACACCACCACCAGGATCACTGGGGTTAGTCGTATACAGTGCCAACTCAACCGATGCGTTTGAGATTTCAGGATCAGCTGAATTAGTAGCACCTGCTGTTACAGCAGTTGTGCCATCCGAATTCAGCCCCTTCATTACCAGATTGAGAACAGCGTTCTCCAGATAATCCGACATTTTAGCCATGTCAATTTTTCTCCTATACCTTTAAAAAAATGCTGTTACCCAACAAACTGGCAACAAGTTGAAAAAGAAGCAGGCGCGACTTATCGAAGACACACAGACATTGTGTGTCCCTACAAGGACGCAATCACTTCAGAGTTTTCTATGTCGCTGCGAATGCAGCGGGACTAGAAACCGTACTCGCGTGGCTTCACTTCCATACGCACACCAGACAGGTTTTTGTTCCTGCGTTTTGCTTTGTGTGCGGCGTTAGTGAACTCCGCGTAATGAGCAGCAGAGCCAGACATATCCATCCAGGATGTATCCTTCTGCCGCTTGAGACGTGCAACCGCACCATGAACAATGGCATCAGCGTCTCGGTCAAAAATAAAATCAGGGGCCGATCTGTCTGTAACCTTTGGCTTCAGAACTGCCTCTATCTCAATATCTGTATCAACAGCAGGAACCTTCCATACCTTGATCTCTCCGGTGTTCCTTACCCAGTAGTGTGTAGGCTTACCTGCCGCAGACTTGCGGATAGGCTGGCTTGGCTCAAGAGGAACTCCATCGATCCCCACATAGGAGAAACGATGGATAACTCCAGTGTCAGGAGAGATCTCAACCAAGGCAGTGTCAGCTGTGATCACCACCCCTTCAAGATCCTCCTTCCATGACTCAGTCTGCGCACACCACTCAATCGTGGCCATACGCACTTCCATCTCTGCAATCAAAGATGGAACGCCCTGAACCTCAAGCATCACCTGATTATTTAATCCGCTAAAGATCATTCTTTAGGCACCATGGCTGCGTCTGACTGCACCTTGCGTCCCATGGCGTTGTTAAATGCCATGTAGCTTGAATCAGCACGAGGGCCATTCGCAGCATAATCAGCGTCCTTCAGGTATCCCCGATACAGCATGTAATCAAGCATGACATTCGCATAGTTATCATCAATCTTGATCACGTCTGTAGTGACTGTATGTGCAGTGGGGACAGAGGAATAAACAATATCCACCTGAGTCGCCGCAGCAACGGACGGATAGACAAAGAACTCCTTCGGATTACGAGGATCGTAGGCATAATGCTGGACCTCAGCACCAGGAGTCTGGCTATGCCAGTCCGCAATCTGATCATCCAAAATGTCACGCTCAATCAAAGTGATCGGACGCATTGTTCCAGTAGAGTTACGCATAACATCCAGCAGCGTGAGTGCAGCCGGGAACATTGTCGTCACCTTCTGCAGCGTACCTTCCACACAATTGAAGGTTGCTGACTGAGAGTAAGCGTCTGGACGGATCTGAATGATCTCCTTGTAAGCATCATTCAGCCAATCCAGCAGCTCCGACTCTGGCCATCTTGTACCCGTCTTATCCTGCAGTATTACCTGTGCTCGATCAATTAACGAGCTAACCAGTGTTGAAGCCATTACCTATCTCCTTAAACGGACTTGCCGTCTTCATCACAAGGAATCATCCCTGGGACGCGGCGGACCATGGTGTCGTCTGCAAAGACGTTACCAGTACGGGGATGCTTCCAGAATGCAGGGCGAGCAGGAGCTTCTACTTCAACGATCAGCTTCTCCTCTTCCTTCTTCTCTTCCTCATCACCCATCAAATTCTGTACTTGCCTTAGAAGGTCCGAATGCTTCTTTCTCTTATCGAGATCGATCTTGAACTCTTTCTTTGCAAATGCTTCGAGCTGGTCCTTATCCATATCGGTGACATCAACTGTCTCCTCAACCTGCTCTTCTTCCAACGGTTTTACTTGGTCTGTCATTTACGTTCTCCAATAAAAAAGCCCCTCCGAAGAGGGGCCATATCACTTACGCATCAGCTGCCTTAGCAACAGTTATCGCAACACCAGCGTCAGGCTGAAGAGCCTTCATGCCATACACCTGCAATCCCTGGATCGCTTGTCCAAAGCGTCCCTGGATACGGGCATCCTCAGTCTTAACGTACTGAGTAGCGAAACTGAAGAAGTCGCGGGTACCACCGATAACCTTGTAACGCTCAGGATTAGCCAAAGCGTTATAGGTCGCAAGAGAATCGGGATCGTAACCAACGTCCCAAGGCATCTTGCCAGCTGTGTCCTCACCCTTGTAAACGCCAAGGTGATCAACGATTGCAAGGTTGTTAGACTCGTAAATCTGAACCTTATCAATCTCACCAATCATGCCGTTACGCAGAGGAGAAGAACCGTCACCAGTAATGCTCACGTTACGCAACTCAGAGAGCTTCAAGCGTGCACCCATCCAGCTTGGAACAACGATGAAGCGGCCTTCACGAGGAAGCTTCTTCTCATTACAAGCGACTGAGAACTGCTCAACGATCAGCTCAAGCACGTTAGTCAAACCGCCCGCCGTAGCGCCCTGTGTAACAATGACAGGAGCAGCAATGCTACCAACCTGCGTTGCCGCATCAGCAAACATAGACCCCAGAACATGCTGATCGATGAACTGAACAAGGCCATCTGCAGCATTCTTGGTAGTGTCGTTCACCAAGCTCAGATCACTCTGTGCAACTAGAACGTCATCAACCTGGAATGCCCACGCCTTAGCCTGATCAATAACCAGCTCATTCAACTCTTCCTTCAGCTGCTCATAAGTCAGCAGTGCGGTAGGATCAGTTGGATCGTAATTCTGGATAGAAACCATAGGTGCTTTACGAATCTGGACCTTGGATCCAGCTCCAGCAATCTCACCCTGATAGTCAGTGTTACAGACACCCATTGCTACAGCTTCAGCCCAGTAGCGTGCTAGGAGCTTCTTGCTCCACACCTCTGGAATAAATGATGCAGCGCTCTGCACTCCCGCAGCGGGAGGTGCCCCAAAAAATGAATTTGCCATTTTTCTTTCCTCTATATAAATGCGCCGGGCATAAAAAAAGCCCGCGTATGCGAGCTGTCCGGCAGTAAAAAAATAGACTTATTCAGTTATGCAGCTTGAGACTGGTTAGCCATCCAGGTATCAATTGCTTCCTGGTTGGCCATGTATTCCTCAAGCGACATCGCCGCTATCTGTTCACGGGTGAACTGAAGCGGACCTTCTGAACTTGGTCTGGTTGCTAAGCTGGATACGTTAGGATCTGCTTCCTGACGCGCCTGCTCTAAAGTTGATGTCTGCTGCGTAAGAGTCTTCTTGTATTCTGAGATGACCCAGATCACATCGTCGGCATAACCAGACTTCATAATTTGTTGAACGGTAGGAGGCTGTTTCAGTAGCCACCCCTGGAACTCAGCGGTCTCATAAATTTCAAAGGCATCTGCGTGCCCGGCTCTGATCGCAGCACGATGTTCAGCAAGCGCGGCTTTCTTTTCGGCTTCAGCTTTCGCTACAGCCATATCTGCCATCTGCTTTTTGACATCAGCTACTTCGCCATGCATCGCCTCCATCTCTTGCCCCTGCGTATTCAACGCATTGACAACAGGCCGGAAATCTTCCCCGTACTGCTGTGTCACACTATCCAGCGTCTGCTCGGCAGGTTGTGCTGCTGGTGGCTCAACAGGTGCGGTTACGATCCGTCCCTCTAGCTCAGTAATCCTTTTCTTCAACATCTCATTTTCGAGAGACAGACTTTCGTTTTCACGCTTGAGTTCAGCAGCTTCATTGGCCGCCTGGTTCATACGCTTACGTGCGTGCTGATAGCTTGCTTCCGCATTCATCAGTCTCGCTTCTGCATTCTCGACGGTCAGCCCGTCTTTCATCTCAGCTGGTGGCTGGTCCTTGTCCTGCTCCGCTACGGGTTTAGGGGGAGTCTCTTCCGGCTGTGGTGTAACAACTTCAGGTTGCAGCTTATCCTCTTCAAGAGGGGCTTGACCTGCGGCCTGTCTGATTAAATCGTCAGCTTCTTTTTCAAGCTGAAGTCTCTTTGCTTCGTCCATCTAAGTTTCCTTTTTTGGGGGCAAGGTCCACTTGTCCTTCTGCTTTAACCGGGGCTTTCGCTTATCCGGTCAGGCATCTGGGGTCTTGTTTGCTTTTCCCTTGGGCATAAAAAACCGCACATCAGTGCGGTTCGGTTGGTTCCCGCCAATTGGCGGTAATTCATCTTGATGACATCGCTTTTGCCCGATCAGACAGCGCGAGGAACTCCTTACATATAGAGATCCTTCCCTGCTGCCTTGCGACACTCACCATATCTGTTGCTTCTTCTAATTCTTTGCAAGCCTGCTGCTTCACGCGATCTATGTGCGCCATGAGGCCACCCCAGTTACGTAGGTTGGTATTGCTGAGATGGAGAACTGCTTCTGCTTCTTCCTTGTTCAGCTTCATGCGAACTGCGCCTGTGCCGCAATCTCACGAGGCAATGCCTCTAACGAGCTACTAACGTCCCCGAACTCACTGGGGAGCGGAGGTGCCTCAACTGCTTGCCGCTGCTGAATGCTGATATCAGCAACTGCCCGTTGAGCAACTGCCATATCCTTCTGGCTCTCTGCATAACGCAGCTGAGGAATGCTCTGCGCATCAGCACGGAACTTCTCTGCCTCTGCAACCAGCCTATCGATCTTCGCCTCCTTCTCGGCAAACTCCAGCTGCTGCTGCTGCTCACGCATCTGCATAGCTCGCTGCTCTTGCTCAGACATGCCCTCTTCTATTGGCTTGATCAGCTTGTCAGCCGGCAGTTCCATAGCCTTCGCCACTTCCGTCAGGATTGCTCTGTGATCTACAAGCGGTGCATACACCTCGCTCTGAGTCATACTCATGATGTTGATCATCTTCTGCGCCTGCTCTTCCTTCGCTATTAACGAGGTAGAGCCTTGGGCGAGAACACGCATGTCACCCTTAATGTCCAGTCGGTCATTCCATCTCATGTTCCAGTCGTACATAGACGTGATAAATGGCTCAATGCCATAGTCGTCTACGTTCTTAATGACTGACTTGATCGCAATGTTCGCAGCGCCCATCAGCATAGATAGCCCGGAAGATGTGCGTGTTGCGCCAACGCCCTCCCCCTGCATGTACTGCGGCAGGGAAGTCTCTTCGTTCGCAAGCATCTTGTAGAATTCCATGACACCCATGGAGACGTTCGCGTTATTGTGCGGCTGAAAGGTGCGTACCATTGGGGAGGAAGGGTCGCCACCGTCTCTCAACCAAACTTTGTTCGGATAGATATCGGTAGGATCTTCACCCTCAGACAACATAGAAGTATTCACTTCATACTGCTGGCCAGATGTAATGGCCAAGTTGTCCATCATGCTTCGGGCAGAGGCGTTGATTGTGATCTGCGAGTGACGCATCATCCGAGGTGGACCCATCCCCCAAAACTGGTGTGGGCTACGCTCGAACGGAAATAGATTGTATGGAATACGCTGTCCAGGTGTAGAGTTCAGGCGAGCCATTAAGACCCGTCCAGCACACAGCCAGATGTTTGCTTGGTATTCCACGGTGGGATCAGGGACATGACAGCCGCAGTTAGATAGCTCCTGGCCATCTACCGGCCCCCAATATTCCAGTACCTCATACCGGCGGTTGGAACCAGCGACAGCGCTGACCCCAGCAATAGCTCGGCGTGACTGCTCATGGACAGTCTCTTGGTGGTATCCCTCTGGATATGAGGTAAGAATGTAATTGATTTCCGCCTGATTGAACCCCTGTATTTTGAGTTCGCGGAACTGGTGCTTCGACATGACATGCCGATGGAATAATCCTGAGACATCCTCAAGATCAGTTGAATAGGGTTCTGGGTAGAGATCGAATATCGATACGTGCTCTACGTTGGGCTTAGGCGTCTCAGCAAAACTGATATCCCAGCCGCCACTCTCGTTGGTTGCCCACCCCTTCTTGTGCTCAATCCTCATGGTGGCACCCTTCAGAGCACCGGTACCCAATATGCACATCTCCAGCAACGAACGCTTTGCCTTGTTCTCGAAACCATTCTCAATGAGCTGGTCTTCGATCACAGTCATCATTCTTGAGCACGTCTCACGCGCCATGACCCTGTCTGCGTCACGCTTTTCAGCCGTCATTTTATTCATAACATCATGAATGGCTGCATTCGGATCACTTACTTCACCAGCTTCCATGCCCTGCATAACAACCTGCTTCGCCTGCTCAAACATATTACGAGCTTCATCAATGGTTGGAGGCACATCAGGGACAGGGGTAGGCTTGCCACCATAAGGAGGCATGCTGGATGAGAACAACATATCGATAATGCGGCTGTATGCCTGCATCGTCTTGGTTCTTGTTAGAGAGACGAAGACCTTAGAGCCTCTCTTCTTGGCCATCTTCATCTGAACATCAGGATCATACTGAGAATTGAACGCACGCAGATCTTCGATCCACTTCTCCTCAATCTCTTGGCGTGCTCTCGCCCACTCGCCGAAGCGTTTGGCCAGCTTCATCCCGAGTGTTTCAAACACTAAATGTTGATCGTCGTTCATATTTTTTTCTGGTACTCGTCGCACCGATTGCTCTCAGTGGTGCGTCTTGACTTCACTTTGCAGATCCCTGATCGAGTCCGGGACGTGCTCTTAAAATGCTTACAACTTGCACAACGCTTCTTCATTTAATACCCAGCAATATCATCTGTTGGGGAGTAACCCACGCCCCCAGTACCACGACTGCGCCTACGTCTCGAATAGGCCAGGTACTGCGCAAGCGAGTACGCCATAATCGTGTCGTCATGCATTCCCGGCTGGGCGTTCGTTCTTCCCCTGGAGTCCACTACGTAAGTCCTGCACTCATCTACCAGTACCCTGCTTCTGATCCCAGACTTCCCGTCTCGCATCAGCGATACCAACAGATCAATTACCAGTGGCTTGGACTTCGAGGTGGTTAACCACCCGTACTTCTTAACTTCTTTGCCCTCAGCCTGATTCTCAAAATCAACCTGGGTGTATAGTTTTGGGTACCCGATCTCTTTAGCCAGCCGGTATAGGGTTAACTGCCCATGGTTATTCCGCTCACAGATGATCTCTGCACGCAGATACATCTTTCCAAGGCCAGCCAACAAGTCTGCAAATTTGTCCGGCGCTATATGCCCCCGGTACTCAGCAACCTGGTTACCGTTGTCATCTACAACTTCAGCTACCGAGTAGTCGCCCCTCGCCAAGCCTTCCGCCGGGTCGCCACCGATGAAGTATTTCTTGCCACGTTGGGGCTTTTCCCAGATCCAGAGTTCACCATCAGATCGCTGTATGTAACGCTTGGTGGTCTCCTGAATGTCTCCTCGCTCAGCTGGGGTATAGCACTCATACCAAGCATCAGTGAGCCAGTTATCGGCAAACACACTCCGACCACTCGCCTGAAACGCTTCTTCGATGGTGAAGGGATACTGTTCTTTAAATTTTGCTTCACTCTTTAATGTATGCACCTTTGATCGCCGCCAAGCAATCTGCTGCACATCCAGTTTGTACTGAGTGCGGAAGAACTCTTCCTCTTCAGTTAGCTCAATTTCACTGGCCGGGATTAGAATCCCACCCTCTTTCACAAATGGCTTGCGATACTCAGGTTGCCAATACCAGGGGACGAAGATAAGTTCATACTCACCATCACCCGCATGAGCCTCCATGACCATGTCATAGAAGACACCTCCCACTCCGTTCGCAGTGGACTCAAGAATAATCTCAGTGCCCCGCTCCCCTGATACCGCCTGGAAGATACCCGTCAGGTGATCCTCAGCATTTGGCCAACGCGAAGTTTCCGACCCATGAAAGTATTGCAGCGTGAAACCATGTCCAACCGCCTTGTTCCCTGCAGTACCTACTTCATACCCGGACTCAAGATCCTGGAAGAAAAGTTCATTTGCGTTTGATGCCCCAATCTTTGGGCGTATCTCTTCAGGGCTGTAGCGGTGATACCTGTCCGTCATTGCGAACAGCCGCTTTGTTGTCCCGGAGTCGTGCGTAAGAATGAACGCACGCTGTCCTATATTTGTGCTGGTCTTCCAGTAGTACCTGGCCTGTACGTAGGTGGAAGCTCCTTGTTGTCTCCCTTTGAGGATCAGCTTCCGAACATGACCCGCCTCAGCCAGTTGCCGCTCAACCTCAGTATGTATGTGTGTCTGCGCCCGGTTAAAGACAAACGGCATCGGTGTACCACCAGCCTTTGGCGCAATCTTTAGAAACGCCTCCGAGTAAACCTCAAGATCAAGGAAGCCAGCTTCTACCAGCTCATCGTCACTCAGGGGCTGCAAGAGCTTCCCGCTTAGTCAGGCTTATTGCACGGTTACGCTCGACGATCTTACGAACCTTATCCAGCATCCTGTCATCACCCTCTGTACTGATGCCACCATCAGTCAGGCCGCGTACCTTCTTATACGTCTCATAAGCTACATCATTTGCTCGCAAGCAAGTGAGCAGCTGCCCAGGCTTTGTGCACAAGGCCACCACACCAGGTAGTTTCTGAATTGCCAACTCAGCAATATCCGCAACATCCTGCTGGATCTTTACGTCTCGGTCTACAGCCTTGTCCAAATCCCCGTCATCACCCAAGGCACTTCGTGCCTGAACCGCGAGATTTTTTTCCAACATCAGCTGCCGTACCCACCCCTCCCTCTCAGCGTGAGCATACAAATCCATCCTATCCACACCAATAGCTGACGCTATCTCATCCACAGAGGTACCCGAGAGGAATTCTTCCTGCACCTTGTCCCAGTCAATAGTCGTGATTTGTTGTGTCATATAAAAAGAAACCACCCGAAGGTGGTTTAATATTTCCGCAAGGAGGATGTAAGATTTCAGCAGAGCGAACTACCACCACTACCTAATCTAAGGGTCAAAATTACCCTGTCTGTAAACCGCAATGTATTCAAAGTTTTCTGCTCTATTGCGAAATAAGTTATTTATTAACTCAAATTAACTCCAGTTGATATAATACACCCATGCTCATTGTCATGGACTACGACGAAACCTACACCGAAGACCCATCAATATGGGACGCATTCATCCTCCTGCTCAGAACAAGAGGACACACAATCATCTGCTGCACCATGAGAGATGAAGAAGCCTGCGACAACACCGACATCATCCGTCACATGAGCGCACTCC